CAAAAAAAGACAAATGCAAGGACAAAATAATTGGAGGACAAGACAAGACATACTCTTTAGAGTATGTCTTTTGTCCTTTTTGTCCCCGAGATTTGCGAGTAGAATCTAAGCTGTGGATAACTTGTTGGAGTTAGAGATGAGTGAAGAAGTGAAAATGGGAAGGCCAACTGATTATACCGATGAGTTGGTGGATAGAATATGCGAAGAAATTGCGGCTGGAAGATCGCTAAATAAAATTTGCAGTGATGAGACTTGGAGTCCAGATAAATCTACGTTTTATCGCTGGATGTATCGGCATCCCGAGATCCGCGACAAATACGCGCGCGCGAAGAATGCGCAACAAGAATATGCTGCCGAGGACATTTTGGAGATCGCTTACGATGCAACGCCTGAGACTTATAACGTGGCTCGATTGAAGGTTGACGCGCATAAATGGGTCGCATCAAAGCTATTGCCTAAACGATACGGCGAGAAGCAACAGCTTGAACATACTGGCGAGTCTGGTGGGCCGTTGATCATCAAGTGGAAAGGCGAGAATGTCTAATTTCGATAAGTTTCTGTTCGTGATGGTAACTTGTCTGGTGTTAACTGTATTCGCGATGCTCGCGGACTTTTTGAGGTGGCATGCCTGAGATAGATATTCCTTATGAAGCAAGAGATGTAATGATGCCGTTCCACCGGCGCAAGCAAAGATTCGCTTGCCTGGTGGCCCATCGAAGATGCGGAAAGACAGTCGCCGCGATAAATGACCTGATACGAGATGCGTTAGTGACCCCGCGCGAAAATGTGCGCGTCGGTTACGTTGCGCCAACATTTCGCATGGCAAAGCAGATTTGTTGGGATTATGCGAAGCATTACACTCAGCACATTCCAGGCATCAAAGTGAACGAGTCCGAGCTTCGTATCGACTTCCCGAACGGCGCGAGGCTTCGACTGTTCGGCGCTGAGTCTGCCGAGTCGATGCGAGGTATCTATCTCGACTCGGTAGTGATGGATGAGCCAGCCGACTTTCCGGCGAATGTGTGGCCGACGATCATCAGGCCGACGCTTGCTGATCGTAGCACGCCAGACTCTCCAACTCGTGCAACGTTCATTGGCACGCCGAAAGGCAAGAATGAGTTCTGGGAAATATTCGACAAAGCCAAGGGCGATAGCGATTGGTATACCGCAATGCACAAAGCAAGCGAGACCAAGATATTGCCGGAGGCTGAGTTAGAGGACGCGCTCAAGATCATGGGCGAGGATCGGTACGAGCAAGAATTTGAGTGTAGCTTCGAGGCTGCGATCATGGGCGCGTACTACGGAACCGAGATGAAGCGCGCGACCGAAGAAAACAGAATCACGAACGTGCCATACGATAGATCGATTGGCGTTGTCACTGCGTGGGACTTGGGCGTTGGTGACTCTACTTCGATATGGTTTGCGCAGTATGTCGGCGCTGAAGTTAGGCTGATCGACTACTACGAGAACTCTGGAGTTGGCCTCGATCATTACGCTAACGTATTGCAAGACAAGAATTATGTTTACGAATCTCACATATTGCCTCATGATGTGCAAGTCAAGGAACTAGGCACGGGCAAATCCAGGCTTGAGACGCTAGACAATCTTGGAATTAGACCTGTCGAAATAGCACCGAACCTACGAGTTGACGATGGCATTCAGGCGGTACGATCCATGTTGGATCGGTGCTGGTTTGATGAGAAGAAGTGTAATCGAGGGATTGAGGCGTTGAGACAATATCAGCGAGACTTCGATGAGAAAGGCAGAACGTGGCGAGGTAGACCGAGGCACGATTGGACTTCGCACGGCGCTGACGCAATGAGATACTTAGCCGTCGGCCATAGGCCGATGCAGACAAGCTGGGGCGAACCGATTAGACGTAACTTGAAAGGTATTGTGTAGTGGCAAGTCCATTAGGAATATTAAAGTTTTTGGATAGTGCGCTTGATCCAAGAACTTGGAATAACGTAAAAAAAGGCAAAGAAGCAGTCGATAGGCTAAAGTGGACTGAGAGGCCATCTGGCGTTGTGGTTCCTGAAGCGAGAAGCATTGAAGAATACGTTCAGAAAAACAAAACAGTTCCAGTAATTTCATCTATCGTTGATAGATCAAAAACTGATGCCATCATTGATAGCGTAAATGACATTCCGCTATCTAGGCCCGTCAATATTGAAGGCGGCACAGACTGGATGTTTAAAGAAAAAGGAAAATTATTTGCAAACCAACAGGCAATTGCAAAAAGACATTTAGATGTTGCGCGTGCTGTAGAAAAAGAATATGGAGTAACGCCATTATTTGCCACGCATATGATGTCTCCAAGTGGTGGAGATTTTGGCGCTCATACGGCACAACTTGCCATGAGCCATGCGTTTGAAAGATTAAATCCTGTTGCAAAAAAAGAGCTAGATAACTTTATTAGAAATCGTGGATTTGATGTTCAAAAGAGTAGACTTTTGCCAAACGGCAAAAAAGAAACGTACATAAAAAATTACAGGTTACCTGATTGGTATGGAATTGATGATCCAAGGTCAGTTCAACAAATAATAAATGCTCCTGCTGATTTTAGGAAAGGAGTTGTCACCAAACTTGGAACAAAAAACTTTTTTGAGTCAGAAGGGTTTCTATCGCCTGGCGAACTTAGGACAATGGTTACTCAAGACGATCTCAGGGACATTCGTGATAGCACTTTTACTAACATAGGAATATTTGATACTTCTGGAAAGCTTGGCCCTTCAGGTCACGGAAGCTATCCTATATATTTTCCAGGAACTGGAACATCTCCAATAATTGAAGCTGGAAAAGTAGGAATACTTGATTTTGATACACTGCTCAAAGCTGGAGCGAAAGATAAATCTGGAAACATTCCAATTGTTCCTTACACAAAAGGTAAGAAACAAAGAGTAATTGCTGATCCAAGAAATCCAACTAATGATGATCTTACCGCTATTGGAAAGAATATTAGTATTGGAGAATTGAACGAGGCGCAATTAGATAAATGGAAGTCTGCTGGAATATTTGGCGCTGGAGCGGCCGGAGCCGCCGGCGTGGCCGGAGCCGCACCGCCTGAGTTCTTGGATCGCATATACAATCCGCAGAACCATAAGTTCATCATGAACGATGACGGCACAATATCAACGCATTTGATGGCTGCCGAAATGGACAGCGATGGCAACTGGTATGTGTTCCCGCTTATTCAAGAGGATGCCGAGGGCAACTTGAATGATTACAGGAATGACTTTGATACAGCGATGGAAAAAGCAATAACCAGTGGCAATTTCTTGCCGTTTGGTCAGAATAAAGATGCAGCGTTAGAATTTAGCAAGAACTACAAGCAAGGAACGCCGCTCGAAGATTTCAATCCAATGAAGCCAACCATCAAGCAAAACATGGAGTCAATGATAAATACTCCAAGACGTGCTGAGGTAACGCCGATGAAGAGAAATGCGGCTCTAGGTCTTATCGCGGATGCATTTAAACTTGGCAAAGATGTTTTGAACGATATGCCATCTGTAAAGGCGTTAGTTCAGAGTGCTTTTGGCGATGTGGGCTTTGGAGCCGAAGTAGTCGGCGCGCCAGGCAAAGAGCCGGTTAAGGTCGAAGGAACATTGCCTGTTGGTGATAAACAGCTTGGATTAGCTCCAGAAGGATATGATAATTTGTCTTATGGCATGATGCCTACAGATGAACAATTGTTGGACATGGGGCTTTTGGCTCTTGGCCCAATAGGTCAAATTGCAAAACCATTAAATTTATTGCGAAAGGCTAGATAAGACATGGGGATTCTTGACGAAATTATTGCTAAATTTAGAGGCCAATCTAGCGATCCTAACTTTAACGTAGAGCCTGATGGGCCACCATCTCAAACTATTTCTCAAGCTCCAATGACAAATCAAGGATTATTAGAAGTAGGATCTGTGATGCCTGAGCAACAATTGCAAGATGACAGATACAAGCAATCTAAGATTAGAAAAGTTGTTGCTTCGAGGCCTGGCGAGACTGACTATGAGCTAGAAAATGGCGTTGTTATTACAACGACTGGAGTTGTATCTGATAGGACTAATAATCCTGGCAACATAACAGTGCCACAGTATTATCCAAATGATCCTCGTAAATCGTTTGAAAAAGCAAAAAGAACATTATCTTGGTTTAAAGATGCGGTTGACTTTATTGGCCCATTTAAAGAGCAAACAAAGGGCGGCAAAGATGTATTTCAGTATTATCCTGTTTATCAGAACCAACAAGACGGCAATGAAGCCGCAAGGTTGCTACTAACTAGAGGAAAAGCCTACACAGGAAAGTCAATTAAATCTGCTCTTGCTACTTGGGCGCCATTAAAAGGCGATGACACTACACAATACACAAATACTATTGTTAATGAAATCAACAAAAACGTACCAAAAGGTCAAAAAGTTACGGAAAATACGCTTATCAAAGATTTAAGCGATGTTCAAATGAAATATTTTCAAGCTGGTATGAAAAAACAAGAGGGATCTGGCGCTAAGGCGCTTCAATCATTTGTTAAAAGTGCTGGAAGAATGCAACAACAAGGTTTGATAGGAAAAGATCAAATGAATATTTTAGATATGCTCCCTGGGAATTTTTAAATGACAATCACAAACTACACAAACCTACAGTCAACGGTCGCAGACTTTCTAAACCGTAGCGATTTGACCAGCGTCATACCGACGTTTATCCAGTTGGCCGAGTCGCAAATTAATCGCGATGTTCGGCATTACAGCATGGAGGCCAGAACTTCTGCGGCTCAAGATGCTGGCGACGAATATATGCAAGTACCATCGGACTGGCTCGAAACAATCAGGATGCATGTACTAGGCACTGGAACAACGACGCTTGACCTAATATCCAGAGCCTCCATGTCTGATAAACGAGAAGGCGCTGAGGATATGTCAGGTAGGCCTCAGTATTATTGCCATGCAGATGGCCAATTTCAGCTATATCCAACACCGGATGCCGAATATACTATCGAGCTACTTTACTACCAAAAAGTGCCTGATTTGGCATCAAATAGCACAAATTGGCTATTAACAAGCGATCCTGACGTATATTTGTATGGAACGTTGATGCATTCTGCTCCATACTTACAGGAAGATGGTAGGGCAACGGTTTGGGCTTCTCTTTATTCTGCCGCAGTTCAGCGTTTAAATGAGAGTTCGGAGAGATCCAGGTATTCTGGTTCAGGTTTAACACTTAAAGTAAGAGGACTAGGCTAATGAGTTTTTCAAATTATTTAGAAACAGAGCTTTTGGATCATGTATTTGCAAACAATGCTTACACATCTCCAACAACTGTTTATGTAGGACTATTCACATCAAATCCAGATGAGGACGGAAGTGGAACAGAGGTATCTGGCGGTTCATACGCTAGACAATCTGGCTCATTTACCGTTTCTGGCAACACCGCTACTACAAATGCTGCTATTGAGTTCCCAACTGCAACTGCATCATGGGGAACGATTACTCACATAGGAATATACGACGCATCGACCGCAGGCAATCTTTTGGCTTATGCTGGATTAACAGCATCAAAAGCAATTGCTTCTGGAGATGTTTTCAGGATTCCTTCTGGGGACATTGACATCACGCTGGACTAATATAGATGGCTAGAGGATATGGTGTTGCCAATTATGGCGACGGATATTTTGGTACTACAAA